TTGTTATGCGCTCCGCCTTGAACTTGTGCCTTGATCGCAAACATTGTTTTACCAGACTGCGAAACCTTTGCGGTGGCTTCTAGTACTACGAGATCGTAGTCACCATCTGGAAGTGGATCCATAGAGCCAGAGTCTCCGGCGTCTTTTACTAGGTCTCCCCAGTTTAGAGTGCTCATTTTTCTCCTTTAAGCGCTTAGCGCGGTTGTGGTTGGTTGTGTTGCTGCTTGTTGCTTTGGACCAAAAACTATGTCTAGCATGTTTTCAATCCCAAGGTTTTCTTGCTCTACGATTTTGCCGAGGCGTCCCTGAACGCGCTCGCCTGCCTCGTATTGGTTTGTTCTCTCTATGTACATACGTCGAACTTTGAGAGAGCCAACTTGTGTAGGGTCGGGATTAGGAAACTCCTCAACCGTGATAGCTCCGAGCAAATCGTAGAAGTACGGAGCTTGAATTGCTAGTTGTCCTTGCAGGTAAGGACGGTATCTGCCGTCAGTATTAGGTCTGGCCATCGCGGTCAGAACTACAGCTTCTAGTGGCGCAGTCGGGTGCATAGTTAGGTCGCGTAAGTCACGTAGCAATGCTCCCATGTGACGAAGTAGCTCTCCCCACTGCTGCTGGCTCATCTGCTGCTTTCCAGCTATGTTCTCAAGACACTTTACTTGCAACTCACTCACCGAGTCAATGATGAGAGACTTGAATTGGTGTTTGCCAATTTGAAGCCACTGATAAGCTTTTAGCACGGTGTCGTAGTCACGAACTTGCACTACACACGTGTCCCAAGTGCCGTCTGCTATTGGTGGTTCTTCACGCAGTGGATCCCAGTATTTAACGACTATAGGTAAAAATCTATGGCCGCCTTCGACGTCTAGCATTAGCCTCGGATATGGAGCTGTTACCGCAAAAGTAGACTTACCAACTTTACTTTCACCGTACACCATCATCGTCAGCGATCTCTGTACCGTCATGTGTCATTCACTTCCTTTCTTGTTGTCGTTTTCGTAGTAGGCATACGGGTCGGCGACCTCGTACATTTCACTGATTGCTTGTTCGGCGGCGCTTCCGTCGTCGATCATGTTACATACAGCGAAAAACTGACACTTCCAATTGCAGTCTCTGCTCGGCCGCGGGTAGGCAACAAAGTTTGGATCTGCACCGGCATCTAGCGATTTTCTAGTCTGCATGATGTCAGCTATGACACCGTGAAGTCTAGCCCAGAAAGACCTTAAAGTAAATACGTTGTGTCTTACTTCTATCTGCTGGTAGAAAGGTGGCTTAGCCGTAGCGGCTCTCTTTACTTTTTTAAGCATAGTAAATATGCCCCCGTCGCATCGCTCATCTGCGCTGTTTTTAGACGACTCTAAGATCATGTAAGTCATGATCTGCTCGTTCATGTGCGCCATACGGGTAAAGTCTGTAAATGAACCGCCAACAGTCTTAAAGTCGCGGAACATCCGTACTCCGTCTCCCTTACGGCGTACTCTCATATCCAGTTTTCCCTGTAGCTCTACTGCACCGCCAAAGAGGGGCATGGAAATTTTTTCTTCGCTCGACACGAACTCTAGCTCGGCGTCGACACCTTCCTCTTCTACCCACTGAAGGTAGCCTTCTAACATTAGTCGGCCTAGCTCTGCTTCCCCGTCTAAGTCCGTGGTGTCACGCATAGTTTCAATCAACTTTTGTCGGTCCGTCTCGATCAGCTTACTGTGTGCGTCTAGCAGCGGCACACCGTTTGCGTAGTAGTCTTCCAAAGCCGAGTGAATGCGACTTCCTAGTGCAAGTGCACCGGTCATATCGCGCTGTGCTGGCTGTAGTCTTCTGTAGTACGAGAGCCACCACTTTCTACGGCAGTCTTTGAACGTTTGGATCTCCGAGTTGGAAAGCCTTAGTACGTTTTCATCCATTTTTTCTCCCAGTGTCTCTGTAGTCTTTCATAGTCTTCCTGCCTTTTCGTCTTTTAGCATGGCGAGTAGTTTTGCTCTATCTCGAACTACTTCGTCAAAATTGTCTGCTTTAGTGTCTAGCACCTCTATCACACGCTCTTCAACCGTATTTTCAGTTACGTAGTCAATTATCGAGATTGAGTCATGCACTTCTGAGCCAATGCGGTGGACTCTGTCCATTGCTTGTTTGTAGTCGACTAACGACCACGGTCGTTGTAGCATTACCAGCCTTCGCGCTGCAGTAAGCGTAATCCCCACACCGCCGGCTTGAGCGGTAAACAACAGCCATTTAGTGTTGCCAGACTGAAAGTCGTCAATTGCCTGCTGGCGTTCGTCTTCATCTTGTGCACCGGTGACTAGTCCGTGCCTTATGTCCAGCTTGGTAAGGCGCGCGCTGAGCAGCTCTATTAACTGCCTTGACACGGCGCACACAGCTACAGAATCTTCGCCAAAGTCACCGTTTTCTATGTCCTCTATCAGTGCGTCTACTTTGCATGAAGGCTCCACTAAAACTGCTTTAGTCTCTCCGCTCTCCGTGTCAGTGCTTATAGTTGCGTATGAGCTCGCAAACTGTAAAAGTCTAGTGGTCTGAGTGAGAGCGCTGGGCGCCGTTAGAGCTTCTCCATTTTCTAGCTCAGCTATCATCGTGTCGCGCATTTGTTCATACGCTTTTTTCTGCTTAGTAGACATTTCAACGTCTCTGCGCTCTTTCATTACTGGTGGCAGCCATTTGAGAACTTGCTGCTTTAACATTCGACGCATGCGTGGATTTATTGACTTATAGAACTCTTCTTGCATGTGCGGCTTAACACCAAGTACAGTCATACCACCGAACGCATTAAGCATAGTGTCGACCATGCGGTCTACCCACTTTGTTTTGCTTGGCCATTCCTCGGGTGACAGCCAGTGCAAAATTGCCCATAGATCAAGTACGTTATTCGCAATAGGAGTACCCGTGAGAGCAAATCTAAACGGAGCGTCTCCAGTTGCTGCCCACAGCGCTCTAGTCTGTTTGCTGCGCGGGTCTTTTGACCGGTGAATTTCGTCTGCTATGACCGTATTAAAGTCTATGTTGTTCAGCTCTCTTGGTCTGACTTCGCAGCGCGCTTCGGTCACTCTTTCGTCGTGTCCACCGTACTCTGGACTTCTTGCCAGCGCTATTGAACCGTAAGCTGCAAGTTTAGAGTGTGCGCGTAGCGACTCCCAGTTAATGATGTACACCTGCGCGTCAGGCTCTTCTAGCTGTCTGCGTCTCTGCAGCGCAGAGCCTTTGACTACTTGAGTTACTACGCCTGGCCACCATATTTCAAACTCTCTTGCCCAGTTCTTTTTCAGCGTGTTTGGGCAGACTATTAGTGCTGGAAACACTGCCTCGCCGCGGTCGTGGAGCAGCTTCATAGTGTGTATTGCCTGAGCAGTCTTTCCAAGCCCTGGCTCGTCGGCCAGCAGTGCCCTGCGTGCTGTAGCTAAAAACTGTACGCCAGCTCGTTGATAAGGAAACAATTTTTCTGCGCCATCACCGTCTTCGGCCTCGCGGAGGGCGAGTGACGGAGTGATTCTGTCAGAGACTTCTCTTGCAGCCCATTCGCCCAGTGCGTCTCCAATAGTGAGCTGGTCGCGAAATGTGGACCTTAAAGCAAGACAGCTACTCCAACTAAGGGGTACACGCCAAACTTTGTCCGTGGTCGACCACGTGGCCCCTGGGATGCTCTTACAGAGCTCCTTGTAGCGCCATTCCGCCGTTATTAGAATGGACCCTTTTTTAGGGTCTATGTCTACTGTAACTGACATGCACTGCTCCTCGTCTTTCGTCTTTGTAGATACTACCACGGTTTAACAAAAAATTTTAATCTATTTACGGCAGTATCTTTCTAGCCCTCCAATAGAGCTCGGGGGACCCAGCCGGCTTTAACCAGCCTCAACAGACCGTGCCGTATGGCGTCCAGCGCGTGGCCATCTCCCCCTACGTGCCAGTAGCCAAGCTTCTTTAGCGCTTGGTTCGGGAACATGTTTTTAGCGTCTGACGGTGCCTGCATTGCCAACCCAGGTAGATAGTGACCTACTCTGTTAAGATGCTTTTCCATGTCTTTCAGCGCTTGTTTTAGAATGCCTATCTGCTCTAGGCTGTATGGCGCTTGGCTGTTTTTTACCGTCTGAGCGTTTATGGTAAACCGCTCACACGCAACCAGTAGCCTGTCGGCACCTCCTTGTACGCTTACGTATATCATCCCTCGAATGGTGTCCGCGTACGTGTCAAAGTCAGTTTCGTAGGAATGTAGAAGCGTCGGAACTCCATTCTGATACTGGAATAGAGCTATACCACTCAGCTTGCCTGGGTCTACAGCCAGCACAAACGTGTTTAGTTCTGTCATTTGTATTTGTCTCCCCACGTCTCTAGCGGTCCTTCTACACCGGCAGTTAGTGGAACTTCCCAGTTTTCTCTGGTAGTCATGCACTCACGAACGGTCTCCATGACATCTCTAGCGTCTTCTCTACGTGCCTGCAGCACAATTTCGTCATGCACCGGCACAATTAAATTTTCTGTAAGGTCGGCTTGGTCTAGCTTTATTAAGTTTTGTTTGAAGACCTCCGCGGCTCCGCCCTGTATTAAGTAGTTTACCAAAGTGTACACTCGGTCTTCGTCACAAGGCAATCTTCGTCCGGTCCACGTGTACACGTAGCCCTGGCCTTCGTTTTTTAATCTGCGCATACCAGCATCCTCTATTTTTCTTTGAAACATGGCCATGCCCGGGTAGCGCTGGTCAAATGCGTCTGAGACCGCCCGCATCTGCGCCTCCGGCACTCCCGCAGTCAAGGCTTGTTTTGGAACTCCAGCGCCGTACAGTCTTCCGTATACAGTTCCTTTTATCAAGTTTCTGCGCTTGTCGGTTCTCATCATGCTGGGGTCTTTGTATATCTCTCTGCCTATTTCTGTAAAAGGATCCGAGCCGGTAGCATCTGCACGATTGAACAGAGTTATCAAGTTTGAGTCCGTAGACAGGGAAGCAAACATTCTAAACTCGACTTGGTCAAGATCTGATGTGATAATTACATGGTCTTCGTCTTTAGGTATAAACGCAGTTCTGACTACTTCGTCGCCTTTAGGCAGTGTCTGCAAAGCTGGGGCCTGAATAGACATTCTAGAAGTTCTAGCTCCGAGAGTCTTTACTGACGGGTGCACAAATCCGTTTACGTTGTCGTTTAGAAAGTTTGCAAAGTATGTAGTAGCTAGTTTGTCTGCCTTGCGCTGCTTAAGCACCAAAGAAGCTAACTCTTTTACCTGCTCATTTCCCTCTATTTGCAGCAGCTTTAGCTGGTCTTTAGTGCACGCCTTTTGTCCGCTCGGCGTCAACTCTGTAATCTCTGCGCCTAAACTTTCAAAGAGCCTAGTCAGCTGTATGTTGCTGGTGATAGAAACGCCGTTGTATCTGTTGTCTGCCCAGTCTTTTACTTGCGTAGAGTAGTGTATTAACTCGTCGTACTTTTTGCGTGAGTACTCTAAGTCAATTTTTGCGCCGTTTATCTCCATGCGCGTAACT